CTTGCATTTAAATACAATGTTTCAGGATCAAGGATCAATGAATCTACTGGAACAGTTACAACGACTGCTGCAGCAGGAGTCTTGCCTCAAGGATCACGGATCAATACTGATACAGGAGAAGTTACAATTGTTGCAAAAGCAACTATTACAACTACTGGAAATGGTATTGAAATTGCTATTGGAAATGCTACAGCTAAAGCTAATGCAAAAGCTATTATTACAACTAATAGACAAAACTTATCTACTGGAACAGTAATTATTAAAGCTAAAGCAACTGCCTTAACAACAGGTATAGGCCTAGAAGTAGAGGTACCTACTTCTATTAATATTAAACAATGGGATGGCGTAGTACCTGGCGTCAACCAAACTTGGAAAAGGATTTCAACACCGTAATGTTATTTGGAGCAACACCTTTCGCAGCAACTACTTTTGCCGGAGTCGGTATACAGAATATTACTGTATTAGCTAACAGTAATAGATTAAATATAGCAATAGGTAATACAACAGTTGGTTTAATTACTCAAGTAAATGTTACAGGACAACAATTTAACCTTGCAACTAACCCTGTAAGTGTTATAACATGGAATCCAATCCCCCCAGGGGTTAATCAAGTGTGGGTCCCAATAGACCCAGACGCATAGGAGAATTATGGCATCAAGTACGTCAACAGACTTAAAACTAGAACTCATAACAACAGGTGAAAAATCTGGTACATGGGGAACTATTACAAATACAAACTTACAAATTTTAGAACAAGCATCTTCAGGTTATTTATCACTTGCAGTAGGTTCAGGAGATGTAGCTTTATCTCTTGCAACTCATGCAACAGCAAATGGTAAAAATTTATATTACAAACTAACAGGAACTTTAACAGCAGCTAGAACAGTTACTATGCCAGATGGTGCTGAAAGAGTTTTTATTGTAGAAGACGCAACAGCTAGATCTTCATCTAATTATACATTAACAGTTAAAACAGTTTCAGGAACAGGACTTGCTTTACCTGTAGGATCAACAACAGTTTTATATTCTGATGGTACAAATATTACAGGAAAACTACAAACAAAAGGTTATTACACAACACCTTCTACTACTTATAATTCAGTTAATGGTGATCAATTATTAATAAATACATCAGGAAGTGGTGTTGGTGCACCTATTACAGTTAATTTACCAGCATCTCCTTCAATAGGTAATGAAATACATTTTATTGACAGCGGTAATGCTTTTGCATCAAACAATTTAACAATCGGTAGAAACAGTTCTAATATTTTAGGTAGTGCTTCAAACTTAGTTGTTTCAGCTAATGGAGCTGCATTTACTTTAGTCTTTGTTAATGCGACTAGAGGCTGGATCTATAAAGATAACATATAGGAGCATGAACCATGGCTCTAATTGATTTTAAAGTCTTACCAGGAATAGACAAACAAGATACAGCATCTGGCGCAGAAAACAGGTGGATTGATTGTGACAATACAAGATTTAGATATAGTCTACCTGAAAAAGTTGGTGGCTGGTCTTCATTAATTACAGATACAATTGTAGGTGTTGCAAGACGTCAGTTTGCTTTTGTAGACTTAGACGGAAATAGATACATTGCAATTGGTACAGATAAATTTTTACTTATATATTTTGAAGGTCAGCTATTTGATGTAACACCTTTAAAAACTACTTTAACATCATGTACTATTGCAACAACTAACAACTCTGCTATTTGTTCTATAACAAAATCTAATCATGGTTTAAGTGCAGGGGACATTGTATTATTAGATAGTGTAACTTTACCAAGTGGAACTGGTTATTCAAACTCTGATTTTGAAGATAAATTATTTCAAGTAACTTCAATTACAAGTACAAGTGTATTTACAATTACACAAAGTTCTAAAGCAACAGCAACTGTGTCAACAGGTGGTAGTCTAAGTGTTAAGCCTTATGAAACTGTCGGACCAGCAGAACAATCTTATGGTTATGGTTGGGGTATTGATACTTGGGGTACAGGTAATTGGGGCGAAGCTGCTTCAGCATCAAATGTTTCTCTTGAACCTGGGTTGTGGTCATTAAGTAATTTTGGTCAAGTCTTAGTTGCAACTATTGCAAATGGAAAAACTTTTACATGGAATGCAGGTATTTCTGCAAGACTTACAACTAGAGCATCTACATCAACTTCAGGATTTTCTACATCAGCTAATCCAACAGCAACAAGAGTTACACTTGTGTCTCCTACAACACGTCACTTAATTCATTTAGGAACAGAAACAACTATTGGAGATACATCAACACAAGATGATATGTTTATAAGATTTTCAGACCAAGAAGATATAAATGATTACACACCAACTGCAATTAATTCTGCAGGTTCACAAAGATTACAAGATGGAACAAGAATTATAGGTTCGTTAAAAGCAAAAGAAACAATTTTAGTTTGGACTGATAATGCATTGTACACTATGAAATTTATAGGTGCTCCGTTTACATTTGGATTTGAACAAGTTGGAACTAACTGTGGATTGATTGGCAAGAATTCAGCTGTTGAAATAGATGGTGCTGCATTTTGGATGAGTCCTAATGGTTTCTTTATGTTTGATGGTACTGTTAAATCATTACCTTGTTCTGTTGAAGATTATGTTTATGATCAAGCAGACACTACAAAAGGTCAACAGATTTGTGCAGGTATAAATAATTTATTTACAGAAGTTGTTTGGTATTATCCATCCCAGGGTTCTGATTATAATGATCAATATGTAGTATTTAATTATGGAGAACCTATGAGAGGTGGAGTTTGGTATATAGGAACAGAATCAAGAACTTCTTGGGTGGATGCTAGTGTATATCCTAAACCATCAGCTACTAAATTTAATGACTCAGCAACAGGTACTTTTCCTGTAATTGTTGGTCAATCAGGTTTAGGTCAAACAACATTATTTGAACACGAAGTAGGAACAGATCAAGTCAATCCTAATGGTAGCACAACAACAGTGACATCATTTGTAAAATCATACGACTTTGACTTACAAGCAAAACAAAAAGATGCACAAGGTAAATCAAGTGGTCCTACTATTGCTGGAGAAAATTTTTTAGCTATGAGAAGATTTGTACCTGATTTTAAAGATTTACAAGGTAATGCAAAAGTTACATTAGCTGTCAAACGTTATCCACAACAATCAGAGACAACAACTGCTTTAAGTCCTTTTACAGTTAACTCAAACACTGAAAAAAAAGATACAAGAGCTAGAGGTAGATTTGTTAATATTAAAATAGAAAATACAGATGTTAGTGAGTCTTGGCGTTTTGGTACTTTAAGAATAGATATACAACCGGATGGTAAAAGATAATGGCTAAAGTAGTAGTAAGATTACCAGAACCAAAAGAAGAGTATGATGTATCTAACCAAAAACAAATTAACAGAGCAATTGCTTTAGTTGTAGAACAACTAAATTCTACATTTTTAAACGAACAGAAACAAGAACAAGAAAGGTTTGCGTGGCTTAATGGCTAATATATATACAAATGCAAAAGTAGACTTAACTACTAACGGAGAAACGGTTTTATACACAGCACCTAGTAATTCTAGAGCAATTGTAAAATCTTTATTAATATCAAATGATGCTGGAAGTGCAGCAACAATAACAATAACATTAACTAATGCAGCTAATGCTGTATTTAGTTTATTTAAAACAAAGTCAATAGCCTCTAATGCTAGTGAACAATTACTAACAGAACCACTAATTTTATTAGAAAGTGAGGTATTGAAAGTTACCGCATCTGATGCTAATGAGTTACATGTGGTAGCATCTTTATTAGAAATAAACAGAGATTAAGGAAAAAATATGGCATTTAAAGAAGAAGGATCAGTAAACTACACAATAATAAATGGTAAAAAAGTACCTGTTGTTAAGTGTGAAACTGAGGTAGTATTAAGAAATACTCAAACAAGTTATGAGTATAATTCTGATCAAGAAGCAGAAGATGATATTAACAATGCAGAGACAGCAACACAAAGAGAACACGTGACAAGATCATTAAAAATTAAAGTAGCAGCAATGCCACCATTAGGAGCAGGTTCAGAGTAATGGCAATAACAAACGCACAACAAGCACGACAACTTTATAATGAAGGTGGACCTATGAGAAAAATTAAAGGTCAAGATCACATGTTGGCTTACATTACACCCGGTGAAAGAGACACATTAGTAGATTTAGGTGGTCAAGAAACAATGACCAAAGAGGGTATACCTGCTTATCCACCTGACAATTGGGCTCCTTCTTCTCCATCAAAATCTTCTAATAATACTAGTAATAATACTAGTAATAATACTAGTAATAATAATATTGATTATGATTACAGTTACACTGGACCAGGAATTACAAACGCTGATGCTAAAAGAATATTAGGATCAGATAATAATGATTTACAACAAGGATTGGATAACGCTGCTGCATATAGAGCAGGTGCAGAAAATAGAAAAAAAGCAAAAGAAAAAGCTGATAAAGAGAGAAGAGCAAGTGAAAAAAAAGAAGCTCGAAAAGATCAAAAAAAATTAACTGCAAAAGAAAAAAAAACAAAACGAATNCAAAAAGCAGCGTTTGATAGATTTCAAAAATTAGAAAAATATGTTGATCCTTTTGGTGATTATACAACTTTTGCAGATATGAGTGGAGAAGAAGCTGCACAATTAGCAGGTTACAATGTAAATGAATTTGGACCTCCAGGATCATTTGAATTTGAATATGACAAAGATAGATTTAGAGATCCTAAAACAGGAAAAATTAAAAGTGAGTTAACTGAAATGGTTGACATTAACAAAGGTAAAAAAAA